TCTTAGAGTTAGAGGCGATGGTAACGTGGGAATTGGCACTTCCTCACCTGGTAATAAGTTAACAATACTTCAAGGCGGTATTGAATTAATTGCCGACCAAAGTGGGGGTGGTTACGGATCATTAATGGGAATGGAATTTGATGGAGGAGATGCTTATAATTTTACAATATCAACAAGAAAAAATTCAGGTACATTTACCAAAAGTTTAACAATTACTGGGGACTCTGGAGCCGTAGGTATACAAACTAGTAACCCTAATACGCAGCTTCACGTAGCTGGTAGCTTGACTGTAAATGATGTTGTTTACCTTCAAAGATCTTCTTCATCTCTATTCTTACCGGTAATGAATTACTGGAATGGATCAGGTGCTAACCCGCTTAATGGAACAAAAGGAGATATTTTAGCGATAGGAAACGCTGGTGGAGACGGCGTTGTATTTGCAAATGCGAATGCAGAGCAGATGAGACTTACGAGTACTGGATTGGGTATAGGCACTTCATCTCCATCGGTTCTTCTTCATTGTAATCCATCATCTGGAGCTAACACCGTTGCGGCATTATTTACTGCTGGAGCGTCTGATGCAAACTTTAAAGCTGGATTCGCGAATGGTTCAGGTGGAGCAGTCAATTCAGAGCAGGCAAAAATGGGTATGTGGTATGGCACAAGTGGTAACCCAGCTGCTCACTTAGGATTCTTGAGGGATAATAGCGCAGGTAGTTTAGGTATTACATTTAATGTGAATAACTCTGAACGTATGCGTATCACCAGTGGGGGTCGAGTTTTAATTGGTAAGACATCAGATGCATTGACAGCAAATGGTGTAATGATATATGGTACATCTGGTAATTCTGGTGAGTTGTTCAGTTCTATTGTTAACAGCACAAACACACTACACGTTTGGGATACAAATAATTCAACATATAGATTCTACGTTTCAGGTTCCGGAACAGTCTTTGCAACAAACACAACAATAAGTGCCTTATCTGATATTAGATTAAAAGAAAATATAAGAGATATTGATAATGCTCTATCCAAAATAATGATGCTTAAACCACGTGTATTCGATTGGAAAGATGGAGCTGGTAAGGGGATTAAAAACGATAGAGGATTTATAGCTCAAGAATTTGAAGAGGTATTCCCTGACTTGATAGATGAATTTAAGGTTTCTGAAAAAGAATCAGATGAGAAATACAAATCTGTTAGACAGGATTTAATACCAATCTTGGTAAAAGCTATACAAGAGCAACAAGCACAAATTGAAGAATTAAAAGCAAAATTAAAATAATGGAATTTAAATGGATCGTCAACGCTATGGACGTAAAAATTAGCGAAGGTTCAATGAAAGATGTGGTGTACAATATCCACTGGAGAAGAAGTGCAGTTGAAGGTGAATATAGTGCAGAATTATACGGTACTTGCCCTGTTGGTGAGCCTACTCCTGAACAATTTGTAAGCTACGAAGATTTGACTAAAGAAGAAGTAGAAAGCTGGTTAGAAGCTAACTTAGACGTTGAATCAATTGATGCTGGTCTTGCTTCTCAAATCGAGCTACAAAAGAATCCAGTAGACGCTACTTTACCTCCACCATTTAACAACTAACACGAAGCGATAGCGAAAGTGACGATAGTATTATGAAAGACGTAGGATATAGCTTAAGGAAGGCTTATTACACTAAGCTAAATAATGCAGTTAGTATTAACGGTAACTATGTTGCTGTTTATGATAATGTTATTGATACTGCTAACTATCCCTATATCCAGATTTCAAATATTAGTGTTGTTGATGAGTCTACAAAGAGCAACTTCAATAGCAACTGCGTAGTAACCGTACAAGTATTTACTGGCACAGATGGTACTAACTATAGCAAGTCTGATGCGGACAATATCTCAAATCAGGTTATGCAGCTACTCATTAATCGCAGTTCTCTTCCGGATGCAGCTCCTGACTTTAAGGTTATTACAAACAGCTTGGAGTCAACGACCTATACAGAAACTCAGTATCAGGGATTTTATGAGGTTAGAAAAATAATTAGAATTAGAAATATAGTAGAACAATTATAAAATGGCATTAGTAAACGGAACAGACTTAGTATTATACGCAGTAGACGGAGGCACAAATTATGCTTTTGGTCACTCACGTAGCTTCACCTTAAACTTAGAAGCAAACCCTATTGACGTAACATCTCGCGATTCAGCTGGTTGGAGCGAATTTATTATGGGTACAAGATCATTTACATTTGACTTTGAAGGCTTAGTAGATTACGCTGATTATATTGATCCTGCATGGATTGAGGCAGCTATCGAAAACAAAACCAAATTCTTAGTTAAATTCACTACGAATCTATCTGGTTCATTAGTATTCAACGGATATGTTTACGTATCTAGTATGACTATTGACGCTCCTATGGAAGATGTAGTAACTTATTCAGGAACGCTTCAAGGAACAGAAGTATTTGCAACATCAATCGCTTAATATTAACTTAAAAATAAAACAAAACAATGGCTTTAATTAACGGAACAAACTTGGTTATCAAAATCGGAAACCCCGGTAACCCAATCTTAAAGGCTACTACCGCTTCTCTAGAGATTAGTGTGGATATGCCTGATGCTACTACTAAAGATTCTGCCGGATGGGCTGAGTTCTTTGCTGGTGTACGTAGCTGGACTTTATCTTCTGATGGTCTTATCGACTATGCTTCTTCTGGTAGCGTAGAAACTGATGAGCTTGTACAGATGTTATTAGACAGACAAACTGTAGTGGTTTCTTTCTCTACTTCAACTGCTGGTGACATGGTATTGAGCGGTAACGCTTACGTATCTTCTATCTCTCAGACTGCTGATATGGAGAGTCCTTCAGGTTTCAGCGTATCTTTCCAAGGTACTGGAGCATTAACAAAAGGAACTGTTTAATTAACTCTCCTAGACGGTAGCCACAACTACTATTAAAAGGAGAAAATTATGACAGGTTATATTCAATTAGAATTAGGTGGTAAGAAGCGTGGTGTTAAATTCGGTAACTACGCATTAATCGAGTATTCAAAGCTCAACAATACCGGTGTAGTAGAGTTCAATGAGCAAAACCCTATTAAGCTATGTGCTGATTTGGTTTATTGCGGATTAAAGAACAACTGCTTTATTAAGAAAGAGACTGAGGACTTTACGTATGAGGATGTGGTTATGTGGGTAGACGATATGCCTATTTCGCAAATCACGGAAATCACTCAGGTATTTGAGGAATCGGTTAAAGCTACACAAGGAGTTACTGAGATACAACAAGCAATCGAATCTAATTCTAAAGGCGGTAAATCGCCAAAAAAATAGGCTGGGAAGAGGTTCTAGACTTTGCTATATGTGAAGTGGGGCTTCTTCCCGACCAATTCTTCGATATGACGTGGGCAAACTATAACAGATACGCTTATGGTCAAATTAAAAGAAATACCCAAGAGTGGGAACATACAAGGACTGTGGTATCAATGATTTACAATGCAAATGTTGCAAAGAAGCAGGATCAAAAAAAGCCACAAGAGATACACCCACTTTGGACAGATAATATAGGCAAACCCCAAAAGCCTAAACAAGAACCATTAACAAAGGACGAGTTCGAGAAAGTCGTTAAGAAATTAGATAACAATGGATAGTAATTTTAGTGTCAAGGTAACAGCAGATATAAGTGCATTGCAGGCTAGCTTAAAAAATGTACAAGCAGATTTGGATAAATTTAAGAAAAGTGCTGATGGAGCTGCTGCTGCTACTAAAAACATGGAGGCTAATGCTAATCGTGGTAGATTAGTCGCATTTGCTTTTGGTCAGGTATTGAGAGATGCTGGTTTCTTTGCACAAGATTTTAGGCTTGGTATTCTCGCAATATCAAACAACATACCTATCTTAATAGACCAATTAGTTCTTTTAACAAATGTATCTAAGGGTGTTGGGGCTGCTATATCACTACTCGGTTCATTACTAACAGCTGGGTTAACAATTTGGGCTTATACAGCTCAAGGGGTAGATAAATTAACATCTGCTATAAACCAATACTCATCTAGTGTTAACCAATCAAGAGCATCTGCAGAAACAGAGATAGTAACACTAAAGTCTCTACTTGCTATAGCTGGAGACCAAACAAAGTCGCTAACACAAAGACAAGATGCGGTAAATCAGCTAAACAATAATTACGATATTTATAATAATAGCCTAACGGTAAACAATGTAAATAGCAAGAAAAACATTGATACAACAGATAGGTTAACCCAAAGTATTTTATTACAAGCTAAGGCATCCGCAGAGGCCGCATATTATACCAAGCTACAAGCTCAATTATACGATCTACAAGACGCGAAAGTGCAAGATCAAGTTACTATATTACAGAAGTTGGGTATAGTAATGAAGTCACTTGTAGTAAAGAATGAAGACCTAAATAAATCCATATTAAATTTAGATTTTGGTGGATTCGTTAAGGGATACAAGGATATGTTTGCCATCAAGGGGATGGAGAATTTCGCAGATGGGTTTACAAAAATATCAGCACAGTTAGATGCAAGCAAGAAAAGATTAGAGGGGTTTACAGATTCTATTTCTAAGCTGGGCGGCACTAAAAAGAAAGAAGGCCCATTAGCACCACTTGAGAGAAGCACACTTATTGTAGATGAGAGAATGAAGTCTGTTATTGAGGCTTTAAACGCTTATCAATCTAGGATTAGTGATATTCAAAAGACTCCTGGTATTACTCCATTTGATGTTAAAAAGCAATCAGTTGAAGCATTAGGTGACCTAATAGTTAACCTACAAAAAATAGATGGCACGCAGGACACTGTAGCAAAGTTAACCACTAAATTCAATG